CATTTGCTTTACTGCTGTATCTGTTCCTGCAGGAGGTTTAGGTGCTGGTTTCAGCACCTTTTCTGCTGTTGGTTTAGGTACTTCTTTTTTAGGTGCAGGCCTTGCTGTAGGCTTTGGTGCTGGTGCTGCAGGAGGTTTAACCTCAGGTGCTCTAGGTGTTGGAGCAGGCGGTGGTTTAACCTCTGGTGCTTTTGGTGTAGGAGGTTTTACTTCTGGTGCTCTAGGTGCTGGTGCTGCCGGCGGTTTTGCTTCAGGTGCTTTTGGTGCCTCTGCTGCACGTCCTTTTGCAGGAGCTTTTTTAGTGACTTTTCCTTTTGCAGGAGCTTTTTTAGTGACTTTTGGCTTTGGTTCTACTTTTGGTTTAGGTACTTCTGTAACTTCTTCTTTTCTGGCTCTTGATTTTGAATCTTGTACCTTTTTCTCTGGTCTTCTACCTGTTAAAGCTTTTATTAATTCTCTATGTCTTAAATCTTCTTCAAGATTTATTTCTTCTTGAAAACGACTATCCAACTCCGATTCGAATCGTCTTGCTGTTTCTTGTTTTTTTAATTCTTCATATATTGAACCAAGTAATTGAACAGCAGATAGTCCAGCCAAAGAAGGATCTATCGCATCAACTTTTTTAGCAGTAGTTATTTTTGGTGAGATGGAATTGACTTTGGTGGTACTGGCATTTACGCCACTACCTCCTAATAAGACGCCAACGGTCTTTTTGGTTTGTTCACCAATTTGTTTAGGCATTTACTATTTTCTCTGTCTCTCTCGTATTTTTTGATTTTCTTCTTCAATAAACGAAATCAACAGAGCTATGTAAATATCTCTTTCCCATGGTAACATATTTTCAAGTTCGGTCAAACTATATTTGTGGTGCTGCATTAACGAAAAGTTCGTTTTGTAATAATTTCTCAGATTGTCATGACGAAAAGTTAACCGAAAAAATTTTCTAAGCCTTCTACTGCAATTTTATGTTTAAAACCACATTTACTACAAGTTAAATCTATATCTTTTTTTAATTTTGGAAGATTATTAAAGAACTTTTCAACCTTTGTAAATTGTTCTTGATTCATACCTTCTACAAACTCCAACATTTCACCTGGTTGTGCTTCGTGGTCATAGTAAAACTGTTCACCATCATAAACATATTCTATACTCTGTGAAATCATATTAAAGGTAACTTCATTAATATCTTCCAACATTAAAGAGTCCTTTACTATGCCAAACTGTGGGTATTTCATTTTTATCATTAATTTATCTGTTAATTGAATTTCTGGAGAAACAGATTCATCTTGTTGCACTTTGATTTGTGTCAAATCAAGATTGTGTTCCATTATATTACCACATTCTTTATCGTCAACAACATTGTTGCATCGATATTTTGATTCAACAACCTCACCAACAGATTTTGATCTCAATTGTAAAAAATAATATTCAATATCAACAATTGGAAGTTTGTCAATATTGATATTGTCTGTTAGTGTACAATTATTGAGTATATCAGAAATTGCTTGCTGTACTGTGATAGAATCCGATGATTCCATAGCCATCAGTAAATTTTTTTGTTCTTTGACTAGAAACGGTCTAAATTTAATTTTCTTTTTAGAAACCGGCAATTCAACTTCATAAGTTGGTACATCAATTTTAGGTAAAGCCATTTTATTTTCACTCCATTAAAAAATTAATCACCATCTGGTTACTGTAGATCAAAATTATCTATATCACCTATCAATTCCGAATTATCCAAACCAAAGTTATTTTCTTCTGTGTTTTGGTTTTCAAACGAAACTTCATTTGGTGTATCGCCGCCAATTGGATTCATTAGATCCCAATTGTCTATATCACCCATTAAGTCAGAATTATCCAAACCACCTTCATATAACGTTGGATCAATCCAACCTTCAGTTGTTGGAGAATCTACTATAGGCATAGAACCTCTGTCTGCACCACCAATAGCGGCTATTGGACCAAGGCCGTCTGAAATGCTGGAAAAGTCTGCAAGGCCTTGATCTATCAGTTCCATACCAATTGCTTGTAATGAATTATTTTTCCAATATGTGTATGAGAATGTTACCAATAGTCTATGATAACCATCGTCATTCCAATTTAAATCCATTTGATTGATTGCAATTGGATATGCATTGTACAAATTGATCGAATATGATAATTGATTTGTTACATCATATTGATTAACTGTTAATGTGGAAGCATAATCATCACGATATCTAAAATTGTTATTGTATTGTGGGTTAATATAATTTAACCACGCATCAAAAAATATTTTTTGATTCATATCATCGTCAACAATGATAGTTAAATCTATATCATTAAATGTTGTTAAATATGGATGTTTTTCTATTGGACCATAAGTCTTTTGTTCTGTAGTTGCAAAAGTTCTTCCTGGCAATTGTGTTGCTTCGCATCGATATTGTAAACTTCTAGAAGAAGAAATATATGGTGTCATGGCAAAAGGTATTGGAAGAAGAATATCAAATCGGCTTGGTCTTGCAAGGTCTTTAACAAAACTAGATTTGAAATCAGAAATTCTTCCTTTTGTGGAATTTGGAATACCTATCGCACCTGTTACAGCTTGATTGATTTGATTCGTTATTCTTTCTGGTACTGAAAATAGATCATCTATCCAGGCCATTTAATCTTTCCTTATTTTTCTTGTGGAATCTTGCCAAACTTCTTGAACGGTAGCTTTCCTAAACTGCTGCATAGGCAACATAGCTGCCACTTCCCACTCATCAGGTTGGATGGCAAGTAATCTTGACTGGATATGACCAGTCAAATACTTTTTTAAACACGGTTTAAACTCTTTTAGGCGTCTGGAGGCACTCAGAATGTCATAAGACACTCTCAGACGTTCAACATTGTTCTCATCGTCTAGGATCGCAAATTTTAAAAGCTTACCTAAAAAGGCAATTCTGTAATTTATTGGTAGATAATGTAGATTTAAACCTAGGAAACCATCCACATCTTTTTGTAATACCAATACCAAAGGAAATCTGTCATAATATGGCATTTCACTCTTACCTTTTGGATCGTAATAGAAACAATACAATTTTCCTGGACCAAATCTTGTGACTTTACGACCAGTATCTTTGTTTATATCACTTGCGACTTTAAGTGGGTTTCTAAGTTCAGCAATTTTAGTCATTAACCATCTCATAGAATCACTAGACATAGGTTGAACCTGTGCCTCTTTTAATCCAGATGATAGTGTTTTAAGTGCTGATGCCATCTCACTATTTAGTTGAGACCCAAATGATCTTCTGTGATGATTCTGAAGGTCCAGCCACGGTCCTTACAGTATTCTTCTGCTGCTTTCCATTTGGCTTGATTGACACCCCAAGTTGCAACTTCTTGAATATATTGCTTTGTTACTCTTTTTCTTTGTTCTGGTGGGTGTGTTTGTTTTTTAGGTTTGATCTCTAATAGTTCTGTTCTGATACCATTGTTTGATCTGATTTTGACTAAAAAATCTGGAAAGTATCTATGTCTACGACCATCAACTGGTGACATATAAGGTATAAAAAGTTCTTCAGATGCCCACGATATCACATCATCATTGCGGTCGAGCCAATCCATCACCCTACATTCCCATGAAGAGCGATAAACTATGTTTTTAGTATCACCCACATACTTTTGTGGGTTTCTTGGTTTGAATAATCCTTGGTATGCCATATAAATATGTATATTCAACCTTAGAAAGACAATCTCATGGCCATCATTTCTATCCCCGATTCTCTTGGTGGAGTTGCCATACCTGGAATAACTAATGTACCTGGTGGACCTTTAGGTGTTTTATTCGGAACTTCTCGATATGATCTTGCTGGTTACAAATATCCAAAAGATTTAAGTTCTGCAACAAAAGGTCATTATATTCATTTTACGATTAATAAAATCGAACCTTCTCAACTCGCTACAAATACTGCCAAATCTGTATCAGGTGCCTTTGAAACTGCTTCGAGCGCTGTAGGTGGCGAAGATCAATCTGCGACGGATCGAATTGGAAAACTTTGGAGTGCAGCTGGCCAAGTTGCTACTGGAATTGCAGAAAGTGGCCGAGCGGCTTTAAAAGATGCAAGTTTTGTACAAAGAAAAAAAACACCAATTAAAACTATAGCGTTATATATGCCAGATACTGTTGCATTTCCTTATACTCCAAGTTATGGAGCAACCAGTTTAAAAGATGTAGCTCTGGCAGCATCTAGTGCCATACCTGGTTTAGGAAAACTATCTCAAACTGTAGGATCTATTGCAAACTCACCAGTAACAAAATTATTATTGAATACTGGTGGTTTGGCTATAAATCCAAGAGAACAAGTTTTATTTGATGGCATAACATTTAGAGACTATCAATTAGCATTTACATTTACACCAACTTCAAGAGAAGAAGCTATAGAAGTCAGAAATATAGTAAAAGAATTTAGAAGTGCAGCTGCACCAACGATTCGTAGTGGAGTGGCTGGAATGTTATATGACATACCTAATACTTTTGAAGTAGATTTTTTATTTAATGGTGTAAGAAATAAACACATTACAAAAGTTGCAGAAAGTGTTATAACATCTATTGATGTTAATTATGCACCTAATGGATGGTCTGCTCATAGTGATGGAGCTCCGGTTCAAACAACATTGACTATGAATTTTAAAGAAATAGAACTCATAGATAAAAACATGATTAATCAAGGATATTAAAATGGGTTCATTAAGATATTTTGATACTCTTCCAACAGTTGTTTATACAAAGAATGGTAATTCCATACTTTATACCAATTTATTAGCAAGAGCAAGTGTTAGACCTGCAATATTACAAAATTCATCAATCTACTATGAATATGATATACAAGAATCGGATACACCAGAAATTATTGCAGCCAAATATTATGATGATCCTTTTAGGTTTTGGATGGTTTTATTGCCAAACAATATATTAGATGCACAATGGGGTTGGCCTTTAGAGTCTATTGTTTTTAAAAATTACATGGAATCAAAATATCCCAATGTTAATACACAAAATCTTTTAAATCATTATGAAAAAGTAATAACTCAAACAGAATTAACAACAAATAGAAAAGTTACTTTTTCTGTGCGGGTTGATCAAGAAACATGGGATTCTACCGTAGAATCAAAATCGATTGTTACAACAGCAACAGGCCAAGTAGAAATTGTAATAACAAAAAGATCCGTTTCTGTATATGATTATGAGTATAATTTAAATGAAAAAAAGAGAAAAATAAAATTAATCAATGCTGCATATGCAGACCAGTTGGAAAAAGAACTTTTGGAATTGATGGCATAATATGGCTATTGGTTCAGGATTAGCTTTTGCACAAGATTTTTCTCTTGAAAAATTAAATTTAATTACTGGAAATAATGTACAAATAGACATTAAACAGTTAATGTATGAGTTTTCATATTATGAAGATTTATATGGTTTTGTAACTTCTGGTTTTGTTACAATTTCAGATGCTTTAGGTCTTATACAAAAGTTACAACTAAGTGGTAATGAAATTATAGAGGTGCAATTTGATAAGAGTTTAGGTTCTGGTGGTAACTCTGGAGTAAAGAAAAAATTTAGAGTATACAAGATTGGACCAAGAACACCTTCAGGCAATATGATGGTGGAATTCTATACTTTATATTTTTGTTCAGAAGAATTGTTATTGTCTGAACAGTCAAAGGTTGTGAGAGTATTTAAAGACAAACCAATATCTGAAATGGTTGCAACAATTCTAAATTTAGAGTTAAGAATACCAACATCAAAACTAAACATATTACCTACAAGTGGTTTGTATGATTTTGTAATACCAAGAGCAAAACCTATCGAAGCAATCAGTTGGTTATCAAACTATGCTCGACCACTATACAATGGTGGCGAAACTGCTGATATGATATTTTTTGAGAATAAAAATGGCTTTCAATTCGATTCGTTATCACGTATGATGGGACAAAAATCATACGCAAAATACAAATATCAAGCTTTAAATTTACCAGATCAATATCAAAATTTTCAATCTGACATGATAAGTGTATTAAATTTTGAAGTTATTAAAACACATGATATGTTAGAAGATATTGATTCTGGAACTTTTTCAAATCGATTAATTTCAATAGATCCTTTAACAAGAAACTTTAATGTAACTGATTACAATTACAATCAAAATTATAAAAAACGTTTAAATCCTGGTGATGCAGTAAATTTTAAAAGAAATAAAAAAGGCGCAACTCAGACACAATCACCTGAAGGTAAACTTAAATTAGTAGTTACAAATAAAGATCAAAATAATGTACCATTTATAAATGGATCAAAAGAAACTCTTGGTGAAGATATAAGAATAGAAAAATTTGTGCCACATAGAACCGCAGAGTTGGCTATGGCAAATTATAATGTTTTAAAAATGACAATACCAGGAGATCCAAATATTACTCCAGGTCAAGTAATTGAATTTAATTTATATTCTTTATCAACAGGAACTAATAAAGAACTTGATAAATTTTTCTCTGGAAGATATTTGGTAAATGCCGTGCGGCACGTTATTGTTGCACCATCAGTATATCAAACAGTTTTAGAGGTTGCTAAAGACAGTTCTATACAAGACCATGCAGATATCGATCAAGATACTGCACAAAATAGGTCTTTATCTGGCATAACAGATTTTTACAATGACATTTCAAATTTACGAACTGGCTTTGGTGATGCAGATATTCAAGGTGGAGAAAACTTTTATGGTGAAGCCATAAATGTCAATGTTGTTAACAATAATGTTAACGCAGATGCAGATATACAAGGCAATGAAGATTTTTACGGAAACAATACTTATGGTGAATCGATTTAATGGAAAATTTTTTAGGTAAAGATGGTTTTCGTTGGTGGGTTGGTGTTGTGGAGACTAGAGTTGATCCATTGGGCCTCGCTCGCTGTCAAGTTAGAATATTTGGTTGGCATGATAACAATCAACAAAAATTACCAACCAAAGATTTGCCTTGGGCATCTGCTATGCATCCAATAAATAACGCTGATACCTTTAGTACACCTAGAATTGGTGATTGGGTTGTGGGGTTTTTCATGGATGGTGATGCAGCACAGTTTCCTGTCATGATGGGTGTTCTGCCTGGTATAAAAAGAGGTGCATCTTCTAGACCAGGATCTGGCACATCGAGTTCACAATCGTTTGACTTGACACCATCATCTGTTGGTGGCACACAATCATCAACTGATGCAGATGTACAAGGTGAAGAAAACTTTTACGGTGAATCAATTTATGTTAATCAATCAAACGCTGAGAGGGACGCATAATGGCAAGTGATGCAAAATTAGCTCCAACAAATGCATCTGGTATAGAAACCAATGCACCTAGACCAAATTATACATACGATTCTCAAGTAGTTGGAATACCAACAATACCATCACCAGCCGTAGGTCGTGTTGCAAATAGTAGTACATCTGCAACAAATGCATCTAGAGCACATTCTTGTGACTTTTCTTTGGAGTTAAAGAAAAACATAGGTGTTAAAAAGTTTCTAAAAGCAATCGCTCAAGCTGTTCGAACTGGTATTAGAGCAATTCAAAGATTTTTGGGTTTAGGAGATCCTTCTGGTGTACCATCAGCATTGATTAATAAACTTAAACAAATAGCGCAAGAAATAAAGACAATATATAAAGAATACATTAAACCAATTTTAGATTTTCAAAAATATGTTCTTGCTGTTATCATTAGATTAAAAGCCATTTTACAATGGATTCTTAGTTTACCAGCTAGAGTATTATCGTGGTTTAAAGGTTGTATTGGCCAAATATTAAAAGCAATAGGATCATTATTTGCTGATGTTTGGTCGGAAGTTTTAGCAGAAGAAGCAGCAGCTGCCGGTGATGCTACCGGAGCTTTTGATCAATTTGGTGTAGGAGATCCACCTGGAAGTTATAAAGATTTAATCGGCGCCGCAGGAGAAGTTTTTACAGCAGCTCAACAAGTTTTGGTTGGTGCTCAACAAGTTGTTACAAATACGGTTGCAATTGCAGGTGCTGCAACAACAGGTTTAACTTCACCAACAAGTGCAGCTGATCTTAGAGCTTCTGATCAAATATTGAAGAAAGTTGGATCAACTATACCAACTCCTGCACAAATAGAACAAAATATAATTCAAAATTTTTCACCAAGTGACAGTAAAGGTCCTGCATAATGGCTGATGATGTGCAAAATCCCAAAGAACCTAGGGATACTAGTTTATGGCAAGAACCAGAATCTCAATCACCAGAGTTTCCTGCATTATACCCATATAATCGTGTAACACAAACGGAATCTGGTCATAAGTTTGAAATGGATGATACGCCATCCAGAGAACGTATTCGCCTGCAGCACGGCAAATCAAAAAACTTTATTGAGATGCATACTAACGGTGACCAGGTGTATAAAGTCTTTGGTGACAATTATCAGATTATTGCAGGCAAAAATAACGTAGAAATCAAAGGTTTTTGCAATATTACCATACATGGCGATGCAAATATGCACGTAAAAGGTGATATGTCAACTAGGGTTGACGGTGACTATAACATGATTGTTCAAGGTGATTATAATCTCAGAGCAAAAGGTGAAATGGAATTTCTTGGTGACATGGATATTGCACTCAAAGCAAATGAAAACTTTGGCGGTGCAGTAAGATTATCTGGTGCTTTTTCGCTTGATGTAAACTCTGATATGTATGTAAATGGTTCAATTGTATGTGATTCATTGACAGCAGAAAGTCGTATCAATGCAAACATGGGTGTGTATGCAGGACCATATGGTTTCTGTTCTTCAACTGGTGGTTTGTCACTCGGTTGGCCAACACCAGCAACACCTGTAGCCGTTCCAGGTTGTATTCATGTTATTGGTAGTATTTTTGCACCAATAGGTAGTGTGGTTGCACCATTAGGACTATTTTCTGTTATGCAGGCAATTTGGATGACTGATGTGATAAACGTATCTATGTATAATTCTCATGTACACACGGGCAATCTTGGTGCACCAACACCATTAATTGGCCCACCAATGGTTTAAGAGGTTAATAATGGCAAAAATTGAAAATGCAGAAGGATTTTATGATACATTGGGTTACAACTTTGATGATCCAAATGGTGCAGTAGAAGAATATCCACAAAATACTTTAAATATGTTGGACAAAATGCCTCCATTTATGGATTCTTGGATGGCACAGGATGTTACAAACAATACTGTTGGAGGTTATTTTAAAAATCCTTGTTCAACCAATACATCAACAATTATAAACACAGCAAATAATATTTACTATTGGGCCAATGGTTGTTCTGGATTAGAAACTGTAGCCAATGTGTCTTATGCTTTGTTGCAGACATCAACAAACTTTTTGGCACATACAAATAGAATTTCTGGTGTAACTGCATGGGATCCAAATGATACGGTAAATCCTTATTATAGACCTGCAGTTAATTATTCAAAACAACTTGTATACATTTCAAATCAAACTGATGACATTACTAATACTTCGGTTATGATGGGTTCTTTTACTAGTGTTTTAGTTGGACCACAGGTTGGTGCTAACGCAGTTTCTTTTGCACCATATTCAAGTACGGTGCAAAATTCTGTATCGGTTAGTACTGATGAATTTGGTTCTACAAGTAAAAGTTCAAACCTTTCATCTTCCATAAAAACCACTCTTAACACATTAATGACAAATATCAATACCTTTTTGTCAACCAGACAAACCCACGATATTACTTATTACACAAATGTTAAAACTACAGTAGACAAAGTACAGAATGTCATTCAATTCAAAGATATAGGTAACTCAGAATCTGCTTTATTGAAGAATTATGTAGGATCTGATAAACTACTTGATAGGATAGGGTAATAAATAACAGATGGCAACCGAAATAATATATTCCGATATAGATTTTACTTTTACCAAAAAACCGGTAACCAAAGATATTGCTTTAAGTTATAACGAAAAAGCAGTTCTTAGGTCTATTCGCAATTTATTGTCTACCAGAAAATTTGAAAGACCTTTTAATCCTGACCTAGGATCCAATCTTGACGCACTCTTATTTGAGTTGATATCACCTTTGACTGGTATAGCTTTAGAAAAAGAATGTAGATCAATGTTGGAAAAATATGAACCTAGAGCAATCATAAAAAGTTTACACGTAAACCCACAACCAGATAAAAACGCATATTCATTGAGCTTGTCATTCTACATGGAAAATTCAACAACACCTATAGAAGTGCAACTTATTTTAGAGAGAAATAGATAAAATGGCTGGCGCAAACTCAGAAATGAAAATAACAGAATTAGATTTTGATACGATAAAACAAAATCTAAAAACTTATTTAAAATCTCAAAACGTATTAAATGACTATAACTATGAAGGTTCTGCACTTGCAACATTAATTGACATATTGGCGTATAATACACAATACAATGCTTATTATTTAAATATGGTTGCAAATGAGATGTTTTTAGATACAGCTACTCAAAGAGCATCAGTTGTTTCTCATGCAAAACTTTTAAATTATTCTCCACAATCTTATACTGCACCAACAGCCAAAGTAAATATTCAATTTAATAATGTGGTAGAAGGTTCATTAACATTACCAAAATTTACCAATTTTATTTCTGAAGCTGTTAACAGTATCAACTATAACTTTGTAACGGTTGATGAAACTACAGTAAACACTTCAAATAATATCGCTTTATTTTCAAATGTAACATTAAAACAAGGTATACCAGCTCGTTTGACATACGTTGTTAATTTGTCAACAAATCCAAAACTTCTTTTTAGTATACCAGAAGTAACGGTAGACACATCATCAATTTCTGTTATCGTACAAAAATCATCAATCGATAACACTTCTGATACTTACACACTTGCAACAAACCATCTAACATTAGAAGATACAAGTAAAGTATTTTTCTTGCAAGAAAGTATTGATGGAAAATACGAAATTCAATTTGGCGATGGAGTATTAGGTAAAAAATTAGATAATGGAAACATTGTATACATTTCATACATTGTTACAAGAGGTACATCATCCAGAGGTGCAAATAATTTTACTATAACACAAAGTGTGAGTGGTTACGGCAACCCAACAATAACACCTTTACAAAAAGCTTCTTTTGGATCTAACAGAGAAAGTGTAGATTCTATTAAATTTCAGGCACCAAAAGCATACGCAGCTCAAGGCCGTGCAGTTACAAAAAATGATTACATGACAGTTATTCAACAAAATAAATTTAATATACCAATTCAAGCTGTTTCTGTTTGGGGTGGTGAAGAAAATAATCCACCTCGTTACGGTCAAGTCTTAATTGCAATCAAACCACAAGGTGCGTACAATTTGACAGACTATGAAAAACAAGTTATACTTGAAGATGTTATTAAACCAATTTCTGTGGTAACAGTAACACCAGAATTGGTAGAAGTTGATTATGTTTATTTAATTCTAAAGAGTGACATTCTGTACGATCAAAACAAAACAACATTGACTGCTGCACAAATTAAAACTTTAGTTAGACAAGGTATCATCACTTTCTGTAACGCAAATTTAAATACATTCAATTCAACATTTATTCTTTCAGATTTAATAACATATGTTAAAGGATTAAATGCTTCTATTGTTGCAGTTGATTTTGATCTTTATCTACAAAAGAGACTTATACCAACATTTAATAAAAACTTAGATTATATTATTAATTTTGGTAATCAATTGGAAAAAGGATTTGGTGAGAAAAGAGTAACAATTACACCGTCTTTTTCACAATATGATGCAAAAGTTAACTTCTATCCTGCTGTTTATTTTGAAGAATCTGATACTAACCACGGAACACTACAAACATATTACTTTGAGAATGGTGTAAAAAATATGTTGGTTAGTTCAACAGCAGATACAAATGCTGGTGTAGTTGATTATTCTTCTGGTACAGTAACACTCAAAAATTTTGCACCAACTGCATTGGCTAGTACTGACGGCATGATGCGTATTGTTGCATATCCAGCAAAAAGAATCGTTTCCTCCACATATAATAGAATCATAACATTGGATGAATTAGATCCATATGCAATTACAGTTACAGTAACAACAAAATAATGCTGGCTAATAACAAAACATCTTTATTAATACCATATCAACTACCCGATTTTATTCGTGGTAGTGAAGATTATACCAATTTTGTTTTATTCTTAAAATCCTACTATGAGTGGATGGAAGAAAATCGTGGAGTTTTGTACGATTCAAAAAGTATATCTGAATATTGGGATATAGATACAACGATTTCTGAATTTTTAGAGTATTTTAAAAATGATTTCTTGTCTTTTTTTCCAAAAGATGCTTTGGTTGATGAAAGACGATTAATCAAGATTGCAAAAGAATTATACCAATCTAAAGGTATACCAGCATCATTTCAATTTTTATTCAGAGTTCTTTACAATTCTGATGTCAATTTATACAATACAAAAGATTACATTCTTAAAGCATCTGATGGTAAATGGGTTGCCACTCGTTCAATTCGAGTATCAAACACTTCACCAGTTTGGACACAAACAATAGGATATAGAGTTTTTGGTGAAACGTCTAAAGCATATGCAACTGTTCAAAATGTTATAACAAGTGATAGAGAAACTAAAATTGTTTTATCTAATATTGAAAGAACATTTGAAGCAGGTGAATATGTAAAAATTGTTGATGTTCATGGTAGAATTCATTCATTTAACAATTATACACCTAGAGCTCGTATTATTGGATCAGTTGCAACAGTAAAATTAAATAAAAGAAGTCGTGGTGTTTCATATGATGTTGGTGATCCTGTGGTGTTTTATGGTGGTTTGGACCCAACAGTTGACCCACCTGTTGCAGCTAATGCTTATATTTCAAAAGTAACAAGTGCAACAATTAAAGGTACAACACCAATTTATCCTGGACACGGTTATCGTGCAGGTTCATTTACAGAAATCAATCTACTTTCTCCACCTGGAACAGGATTTGGTGCAAAAAGTATATTGACAAAGTTAAATGATGAACCTTTGATTGTATATTATGTTCCAGAAGATCAAATACAATCTAAAGCTAACACATATCTCGGTAACACCACATTTAGTTGGGGTGCAAATCCAATTGGAAATAGTGTTTATAATTTTGCAAACAATGAATTTGCAAATGCCAATACTGTAATTGCAGAAGCATTAACTTTCCCCGTTTTAACTACTTACGGTATTGAAGAAACAACTATCACTTCTGCTGGTACAGGATATGACGGCACAACAATTGCATCCGCAACAGGATTCTATGCAACAGAATCAGGTTCAAGATCAGCTTTGCCAACTATAGGTATTCTCCCACCAATTATTATTATAGATGGAGGAGAAAATTATATTGTTGGTGATCAAATAAGATTTGTAGGAGGTTCAGGATATGGTGCATACGCAAATGTTACAGCGGTTCAACCAGAAACAGGTGCTATAACTGAAATTACCTATGTTGATGATCCAGCTGGTCGTGCAATTTATCCATTAGGCGGCATGGGTTATAATAAATTTTTACCAGATATAGAAGTTAGTAGTAATACTGGAGGTGGTTCAGTTTTAACTGTCAGACAGTTGGTTGGTGGTGATGCAGAATTTGCTGTTACTGGTTCTCCTTATGGTGAAATTTTAGAAGTAACAATAACAAATCCTGGTTTAAATTATGTTGAAACTCCTGAAGTTTCTCTTAGAGTACAAGATTTATTAATTACAAATATTAATGTTATGCCGCAAAGTGGCGATATAATTTATCAAGGAAATACATTTACAAATCTATACTTTAGAGCGAACGTAGATTCAATTTCTACTTATACAGCAAATGCAAACACTATGTTGGCTGTATATAATTTAAGAACATATGATTATGATGGTATTTTAAATAGTGCAAATAATTTTTCAATATGGCGTGGTGGTGAAGATGTTTCAACACAGGTCAGACTTGCAAATACCATAACAGATACAAAATTTACAAACGGCAGAAAAATATATGGTAATGGAAATGCAAAGGCCGATGCAGTATTCTTAGAAGGTATCAACCTTGATGAAGGCCAATACTCAAATCAAGACGGATTTCCATCTTCGTATTCCGTATTGCAAAATAAAATATACAATGAATACACCTATATGCTTCAAGTTGAAGAAGCTTTGGCCAAATATAAAGAAAAAGTTCTCGGTTTCTTACATCCTTCTGGTTTAAATTATTCGACCTATAACATTTTAAGAAATTCAAATAGTTATAGTATGACGGTACAACAATCGGACTATAGAGTAAATGCATTAAGTACCTTAATTGGTACCAGTTCGTATGTTGCAGATTTGGCAAATGGAAGTTCCAACACCATTGTTTTCACAAATATTGGTGCGGCCAATGTACGAAATTCAATATATTTAACTTCTAATAGTTATGTGACACTCTATAATAGAAGAAATGAAATTTTGTATTCTAAAATTAGATCTGCAACTGCAAATACTATAACTATACAAGATAATTGGACAACTATTGTACCAAATGTTGCAACCGCTAATGTAATCTCTGGTTCAGACTACATAAATATTACCAACTTAACCGAGGCATGGAATATCGCAACAGGAAATGGAGTAATATTCTTTAGTGATTTCATGCATCCTTATGATTTTGTTTCACTTGATGGTGGTAATACATATAAAACCATAACTTCTGTTGATCAACCACAGTATGTTTTGGGTGAATTAATACCTCCATTAAGAATTCGTGTAAATTCTGCATATGCAAACAATTTAACAACCAGCTTGACATTTAAACAAAACGTTATGTCAAGTAACATTTGGATAAGTTCTCTAAACACTTAATAAGTAAAAATTATGGCAAATGTCGTTAAAGGATTACTAACAACTTACGCTTCGACAGCACAGGTCGAATCAGGTTATTTCTTCGTTGTTTCTGGTTCAGGTTATTCACCAAAACACGATACCAGTTCTTATATGTTTATTGGTAGCGTAGATCCTTGGTTGGATGATACTGATCCACCAGCACCAACACAAAATCAGGTTGTAGTCAAAGGTATTCTAAAGAATATGATTGCAGCTAAACTCATCACATCTTCAAATATGTGTCCAGTAGTTGAAAGAATTGATTGGACGACAGGAACAGTCTATGACTATTACAAAGATTATGAAGATATGTTTGCTAGAGATGAGTATAAAAAATTAATTCAAAAATTTTATGTTAGAAATCGTTTTGATCAAATTTTTAAATGTCTTTATAATAATAACGATGGAAATTCAACAGTAGAACCAATTCTACAACCTGGAACAACACAACCAGGACAAACACTAATTCTTGCAGATGGTTACAAATGGATATATGTAACCACAATTGACAAAGGATTGAAGAAAAACTTTTTTGATGACACATGGATGCCATTAACCGTAGGTCAAGCCAGAGCAGATTCTACAAGACCAGCCGGTTTGGGTGAGATTAATGCTATTAATGTTGTCACCAGAGGCAACAATTATACTAATGGAACAGATTCTACTGTAGTAACAATAACTGGTGACGGCCAAGGTGCAAAAGCATATGCAAATGTATACAACCGTCAAGTCCAAGACATTATTGTTACTGAAACCGGAAACAATTACACTTATGCAACAGCAACAATAACAGTACCCGCTGGTTATCCTGGTGCAAACGCAACAGCAATTCCTATAATTTCTCCAGTCGGTGGCCATGGTTCAGATCCAATTTCGGAATTAGGATGTGACCGATTGATGATTTCGGTTGAACTGAATGGTACGGAAGGTGAAAAAATACCAACAGACATCTCTTTTAGACAGGTTGGAATTGTTGTAAACCCTCAATTAAAAACAGGTAGTATTCCTACTGGAACAATATATAATACAACAGATTTGTGTTATGTAACCTTTGGAGCAGGAAACTATAGTGTGGGTGAACAAGTATATCAAGGTGCTAACCTATATCAAGCATCATTTATAGGAAAAGTTTGTTCTTGGGACTCATCAAACAATATATTACATCTAATAAATACACAAGGTACACATACATTGGGTGAAGCAATTATTGGTGCAACTTCTGGTACCACAAGAGTATCCGTTCAATATGATCCAACCGAAATTGCGATAGGCTCCGGATATCTAATGTATGTCGAAAATAGAAGTCCTGTGCAAAGATCACCAAATGGTAATGAACAACTCAGACTCGTTTTAAGTTTTTAAGGTAGATAAATGAAAAATTACAATGTAGAACCTTACTATGACGATTACGATCCTAATAAAAACTATCATAGGATTCTATTCAAACCTGGTGTTGCAGTTCAAGCAAGAGAGTTAACACAATCTCAAACGATTCTTCAGAATCAAATCTCAAAGTTTGCTTCTGCAATTTATTCACAAAATACACCCGTTACTGGTGGTAAAATTACCACAAACCTTATTTGTGAATATATCAAGTTAAATCAATTCATTGAAGGTTCTTCTATTGTTTTAGACCAGTTCTTAGGTAAAACAATTACTGATGACACCGGAACCGTTTCTGCAAAAGTTATTGCATATGCTGAAGCCACAGGAAATGCTATAACTCCTGGTGATCCACCAACTCTTATTGTATCATATACATCTGGTGGAAAATTCTCTGATGCAATGAATGTTCGAATCAACTCTGGTGGTTTATCTGTTACCGCACCTTTAGCAACCACAATTGGAGTTGCTGGTGGAGTTACATCTATTGGTAGATCTTCTGTTGCATCTATCTCAGAAGGTGTCTTTTATGTTGTTAATGGATATAACGATGTCGAAAATGCTGATGGTACAACCTCAAAATATCAAATTGGTAATTTTGTAAATGTACAACCACAGACAATTATTCTAGAAAAATACGACAATACACCATCATATCGTGTTGGTTTATTAATTGTTGAAAATACAATTACAAGTTCAGATGACATATCTTTACTAGATCCAGCATCAGGTTACTCAAATTATCAAGCACCAGGTGCAGACCGTTATCAAATTAACTTAGAATTAACTGCAATTGAATTAACACCTGGCAACGATGATAACTTTATTGAATTAATGCGTATTGAAGATGGTAAAATTCTAAAGCAAACCGATTCTACTGTTTACTCTGCAATCGATGATTATTTTGCAAAGCGTGATTATGAATCAAATGGTGATTATGTTGTTGAAGATTTTAAACTTATACCAGAACCAAATGAAGATGGTGATGGTTCAAAATACGACTTAACTATTAGCAAAGGTATTGCTTATGTTCGTGGTTATCGTATTGAAAATCAATCTCAATTAAGACTTGTCGGTGACCGTGCAAGAGATACAAAACTAGTAGACCCAGCTTCCATTTTTATTAATTATGGAAGTTATTTTATTGTCGATAATGCAAACAATTTATTTAATTCAACACAAATGGAATATGTTGATCTGCATTGTGTTGAAGCAGATTTGGTTAATGAAACAAATCAAGCAGGATATAATTCTACATTAATTGGTAAAGCATTAATTCGTTCATTTGATTTTGTATCTGGAACAGGTTCTAATACTGCAAATTATACATTTAATGCTCATGTTTGTGATGTTAATCTTTATACTTTGACTGGAGTTGCAAACACAGCAACTACCACAACATTGCAAATTTTAGATGCAACAAGCAAATTTTCTACATCAAATAATGCTTATATTGGTGTTAAGTTAGTTATTACTGGTGGAACAAACTCTGGCGACTTTAGATATGTTACAGATTATAATGGTTCAACAAAAACATTTACTGTAGATACTGAATGGAATATTACACCAGATAACACAAGCACATTTGCATTAGACTTTCAAACAAAAGATGTCGAATCTCTAACACAAGTTAACACAAGCAATTGGGATCTAACTTCGTGGGCAAATATAAGTCCAGATGGTAAGATAGAAGGTACAGGTGATACTGTATTTGAAGCACCAGAAGCACCAGAATTAATTTTCAAAGTTGGTTATGATTACACAGCCAACGTAAATGATTCGTCCTACTATTCTACACAGATATTCAGAAATGTTGGTTTCTCCCCTGTAAGTAATACATTTACAATTAATACAATTTCTCCAATACAGTTTCATGGTTCATTAAACACACCAATTTATGGTGACACATTTAAACAATTGTTTACTGTTGTCAACCGTTCAACTGGAGAAATTCTACCATTCAACACAACTGCAAATAGTGTTACATTAACATCTTCAACTAGTGCAGTCTTCACATCTGCTGCATTTGCAAATATCACTTATGGTATTGATGTTTATGCATCTGTATTTGTTTCTAACGGAAACAATACTAACCTTATATTAAAGAATAAAGACTTAATTCAAGGTAACACAACTCACGCTGGTTCTGCATTTACTACAGTTGTTGCAAATACTTTAGTTGATTTAGAAAGCGCACAAATATTAATTAAAAATGAAGGCATCACAACAACTCCAATGAGTTTGTATGTCAATGATGTTAAGAAAATTAAAGCAATTTTAGATGTTGGTTCTGCAACACCAAACAATGCAATATCTCTTGCAAATTATACAGATATTACAACATCATTCTTGTTGGATAATGGACAAAGAGATAACTTCTATGACCATTCAACACTAAAAATGCAACCCGGTGTTACAAAACCAAAAGGCAACATTCTTGTTATTTTTGATTATTATCAACACTCTGGCGGCGATGGATACTTTAGCGTTAATTCATATTTAAGTTCTGCATTACCAGAAACTTATCCAGAAATTCCAAGATATGTTGCAAAGAATGGTATCATCTACAATCTGAGAGATTGTTTAGACTTTAGACCATGCCGTTCAAATCTACAAACTGGTTATGTTTGGGAGTACAAAACAATAACCAATTCAAATAACGTTAACATTAAGGGTACATTAATACCTAATGCACTAACAAATTATTTGTGTAATTATTCTTATTATCTTGGTAGAAAAGACAAACTTGTTCTAACAAAAGATAGTAAATTCTTGTTAATAAGAGGAACACCTTCTCTCAATCCTTTATTGCCTGCTGAACCAGATGGTGCATTGGTTCTTGCAAACATTACATATGATCCATATACTGCATATGTTCCAAATGAAGGACCAAATTATATTCCAGGACAAGGTCGTTTTGGTGTTGTTTTAAGAACATCTCCTTCAAATATTTCCATCAATAAGATTCTTCATAAACGTTGGGCAAAAGAAGATATTACAAGATTACAGAATCAAGTTGATAATCTTGAATACTATACATCATTAAATCTGTTAGAATCAAATGCACAAGCACTACAGATTCCAGATGAAAATGGATTAAATCGTTTCAAAAACGGTATTCTTGTTGATGACTTCTCATCTTTTGGTACAGCAGACAGTACAGCCAAAAACTTCTCTGCAAACATCAATATCCGCAAGAAGCAGATGACCGCATTAAATTATGTTGACAAGTTTGCATTGCAAGATCCTTCTACAATAAATTCATTTGGTACAATAAAGAAAACAAACACATATACTGCACATAGCATGGCAGGTGGTCGTACCAACGTATATACTTTACCATATACACAGAGAAGCCTAGTAAAGCAACAATTAGCAAGTGGTGCAATTAGTTGTAACCCATTTGATGTTGCTTTATATGAAGGTGTTATGACACTTAACCCACCAATGGACAATTGGGTTAATACCAATCAACCACCACAAATTACAATTGCAAATCCAAATATGCAATTTGAACAACAATATGGTGGTATTAATTTATTAAATGCTGGTGATTGGCAATCAGTTATAGGTACAACAGCATCCGTAAATGAAACTAAAAAGGCCATCGAAGATTCTTATGTAAAACAAACACAAGGACTAATGGCTGCTGATGCATCTTCCTCAGCGGCAGAAGGTCTTGCACAGAACAAAGGTTATATAACAAATAACGCAGTTCTTCCACACATACAACCACAAGAAATTATTGTTCGTGCAAAAGGCATGAAGATTAATACTCCAGTTTCTTGTTGGTTTGATGGATATAATGTAGATTCTTACATGACATTGCCAAATACAATTGAATTAATCAATGTGACAGGCAAATTCTTTGAAGATGATATTGTTGGTGTTTATGATGACAATGCAGATCAATTCTTCCCAATTTGTCGTGTAGCTGGTGTTTACAAATATCCAAATGGAACAAGTGTTCGTTTGTATGTTGGAGAAATTGTAAATCCACCAGAGTATGTAACATCTGACATTCTAATCAACGCAACTTTTGATATTGCTGGAAATTACATTAGTTCTTCTGCAAGAGGAACAATTGTATTTGAGAATGGAAGTTTCACAAGTACACATAATTCAGGAACAGTAGCTGGTGTTGGTGGAACATTTACTTCATCCGTTTCTGCTGTTGCTCAAAACATATTTAAAACAGCCAATCTAAACGGAAAACCAACATGGTTTAATCAATATTCTGTTTGGGGTAATCAAAGTAATGCAAACCCATATGCTCCAACATATCCACTTGAGATAGAAACAGCAGGTGTTTATACTGTCAGAGTATACGCAACAGGTACAGGAACAGTAAGTATCAATGGCACACAAATCATAAACGTTGCAGCAAGAAATACAGAATATACTTATAACTATACCGCAACAGTAGGAACAAAAACTTTAACTTGGTCTATTAACAATGCAGAATCCGTTGCAGGTTTTGCAATGACAATAACCGGACCTGATGGAACAATGTTTTGGAATACACAAACACCAAATGGTTTGAATTTTGATGCGATTGGTACAGAATACAAGATGCCTGATGGTGGGTCATATTTCATCGGCGTTACAAAGTTTCAGTTAGACAAAGCTGCAAGTAATATTGATGCATATTATACTGGTGCAACAATTACTGTGACATCTACTTATTTGTATGAATATAAGTTTGGTGCAATTTATGTTCCACCAAGACCAACGATAGGCGGTGATGGTGACGCAGGCTGGGTAGCATTGTGGCGTACACAAATGGCAACTTGGCAACCAATTTACGATGCGGCACAATCAATTAAAGACAAAACACTTATTTTAAGTGCTGTTGATACTGATTATGCAACAGTTACAGAATATGATGGCGAAACCCGCACAGTAACAGTTAATAAAGCACTAAAGATATCTTTTGGTAGAAGTGCTTCTGTTGGTAATATTACTGCAAAGTATTCTGTCAAAGGTCAGGCTGCAAGTTATGCAGATGTTATTCGTGAAGGTGATCGTCCTGCTTCTTTGACAACGGATGAAAAAGGTCAGTTTATTGCAATCTTTAATATACCAGGTTCCGTATTTCATATTGGCTCCCGTGTATTCCGCATAGACAACAGAAGTGGTGCAGGTGCACCAGAAACAGCAACAACATATGCTGAATCAACATTTGTTGCAGGTGCAATACAAACAACAAATTCTTCAAACTTCTCTCCATCTGTAGATTCTTCTTCTAAGAAATTTACACCACTAAGTTTGCAGACATACAATGTTGTTGAATCACAATCACCTAATGATCCAATTGCACAAACATTTATCATATCTAAAGAAAACTATCCAAACGGTGTTTTCTTAAGCTCTGTTAAACTGTTCTTTTCGCCATTCCCTGGTAACGTAAGACCAATACTTCCAATCACAGTTGGTATTGTCAATACATTAAATGGTCAACCAAACGGAAATACTCTAGATTATTCTAGAGTTACATTAGATGCAGACGATGTTGTAACTTCAAACAATCCACATTATTTGGATCCAACATCATATACTGAGTTTAAATTCCCAGCTCCAGTTTATGTGCAGTCTGGTGTTCTCTATGCAATATTGATTTCTGCTGGTACATCTGATTACTATGTGTACTATGCACAACAAAATCAAGTTGCTATTTCTTCTACTGCAAAAGCTTTGCCAACAGATGCAGCACCAAGTCAACCAACCAAAATTGGTGGTTCACCATATATTGGTGCTCTATTTGAATCACAGAACTCCATGACATGGACTGCTGATCAATCTAAAGACTTGATGTTTGTAATTGAGCAATGTGTATTTGATACAACAAAAACACCAAGATTGCAGTTTGTTACACCAGAAGGTTTACCAGCAAACAAATTAGGTTCAAGTGATGTTCTTTCTTCAATTGACAAAGAATTAATTTCAAATGCTGTTAATCAGAATGGTGCACCAACAAGTCCGATGCACGCTTTTAATTTAAGTACAACTGATTTTGTACCAACATTTACAAATATCAATTATACTTACAGTACAACATTGTCGAGTGATTTGAGTGTAACTGCACCAACATCTGTTACACCAGGTAAAATGGGAACACCATTACAAGATAACATCTATTTCTCAGATGGCCTTGGTGAACGTATTCTGAAAAAATCTTCAAGCAATTCTTTCCAATTGTTTGCAACACTTTCTTCTTCAGATCCAAATTTAAGCCCATTGTTGGCAGATGACGGACTATCTCTGTTCAATATTCAACAATATGTTAACAATCTTGGTATTGAAAGTGATTCGTTAATTAATATTGTTAATGGTGGTGCAAATTATAACGCAAATGCAACATCGATTACAGTAAGCGCACCAGATTTTGGTATAGACCGTGCTGTGCTCGACTTTACAACAAATACATCAACAGGTGCCATTGAAACTGTATTTGTAACATACCCTGGTTCAGGATATGCAAAAACACCTACAGTTTCTTTAGTTGATGCATCAGGAAATGGTTCAAATGCGATAGTAACTGTTGTTGGTGAAACTTCACCAGACGGTGGTCCTGCATTTGCAAAATATTTCACCAAGAAAGTCATTCTCACACCAGAAAATGATTCTGGCGATTTAAGAGTTTACTATACTGCTTACAAACCATTAGGTTCAGAAGTTTATGTGTATTACAAAATACAAAACCGTAATGACACAGAGCAATTTGAAGCACAAGAGTGGCAGCTCATGGCACCAGTAAATCTGACAACTTCATATTCAAAAGATAGAACAAATATGATTGAATATGAGGTTGGACCTGGTATGTGGGGTTTTGGTGCAAATAATAATATTTCTTATACAAGTACAAATGGTCAAGTATATACAGAATTCAGTCAGTTTGCAATCAAGATTGTCCTTGCAACATCAGACAGAACAAATGTACCATTTTTATCAGACATCCGAGCACTTGCTCTACCTTCAGGAATAGGACTATAATATGGCCTTGGTAAAAGTAACCGGAACCAATTTTATTCGTGACACAAAAAGTATGGCTATTATGAATACAGATGTTAATGAGAAGAATGAATATTATAATAAAGTCAAACTTTTGAGAGCACAAAAAGAGCAGATAAATAAGATGAATAGTGAAATTACAGAATTAAAGAATGATATTGGTGAAATCAAATCCTTAATACGTCTACTGATAGATAAACAATAATGGCAAATACCGTATCCGTTCTAAGTTACGCCAATACATTTGGCGATTGGATGATTAACACCAATGACATTGCTAACGAACTAAATCGTCTTAGCAAAGGTACCTACACAATGGAAGGTACACTTGTACTGAATGGTTCTGGTGTAGGTCTGCAAGTTTCTAATACCGCATTATTTACTGGTAATGTATTGATGACAGGACCAGGAACATCATTACAAGTTACAAATAGTGCAAATGTTGGTAACGATTTGACTGTTGCAGATACAATAACAGGAAATAATCTTGTCATAACGGGGTCTGTTGGTGGTACCGCAATCATACAATTTAGACAAAGAATTTTAGATGATGCTTTAGCAGTTTCAGTTGCTTTAAGTTAATATAGGAATATAAATGAATACTTTTAAATCATATCCTTCAAAAAATGTTACAACATCAGGTGCAACAGTATATACTGTGCCTGCATCGACACAAACAATAGGCGTTGGTTTGATTATTGCAAATACATCAAGAACACCATATGAAGCAAACGTTTTTATTACCCGTGAATCAATCGATTACTACATGGTTGCTAATGCCACAATTCCTGTTGGTGGTTCTCTTGTTGTCGCAGGTCTAGAACAAAAATTAGTTCTTCAGGCAGGAGATGCGGTTAAAGTTAAACCTTCTGCAAATAGTGCCTGCGATGTATTTTTATCAATTTTAGAAGTTGTACCAACTAACCAATAATAAAGGTTGACATGAGTTACATTGGCAATTCTAATATAGAAAACTGGATTACACCTGGAATAGAATTTTTTTCTGGTAATGGTGTAAGAACAGGATTTCAACTCACACGATATGTTGAATCTGAAAATGATGTTCAAGTGGTTGTTAATGGTCTTGTTGGTAATCCAGCAACGTACTATATTAATAGAGGAACAAATGAACTAACATTTTATACTGCACCAACAAATGGTTCAAATAATATTGTTGTTCGTTATCTTTCTAGACAAACATCTTTAATTGCTCCTGCTCAAGGCACAGTTTCTTATAGATCTCTAGCTATTGGTGCACCAGAATGGAATTCTCAAGGTGATGTTAATATTCTAAGGAATTTTACCGTTTATGGTAATTGGGCAAATGTAAATGTATTACACGCAAATTCGAATATCTACATCGATGGATATTATTATGGTAATGCATATACATTAACAGGCATTAATGCAGAGAGCATTGATCACAACATTGTTAGTCCAACTGTCCTTGGAACAGGTACCGCAAACGGAGATACATATTTAACGGGTGCTTCAACATATAGATATCTTTTGCAAACATCTTTTAGTGGTGGCAATACAGGTTTAACACCTTTGGTTGCAACAATAGGAAATGTTACACTAGGTGGTACACTAAGAACTGCAAATGGTGGAACAGGTTTAACATCTTTCGTTGCAAACACAGCTCTATATGCAATTAATGGTTCAACATTAACAACCGGCACACTACCTTCTGTTGCAGGTGGAACAGGATTAAGTAGCCCAACTGCAAATTCTGTTGTAATCACAAATGGTGCAAGTCCTTATTCTACTGTTGCACCAGGCACAGCAAACAATATTCTTGTTTCAAATGGAACAAATTGGGTATCAGGCAATGTGCTAGATTACGGAATTGCAACAACACAACTTGCTGGTGGTGGCCGAGGAACAAAAATAACATCAAGCACAACATATACCGTACCACAAGGTATCAGAAACTTAAAAGTTACTTGCGTTGGTGGTGGTGGAGGTTTTGCAGTTTCACCTAATCTATTATATGGTTCCCGTGGAGGTAACGGTGGAATAGCTGTTAAATATATTACAGGTTTAAATGGTGGTGAAAATGTTGTTGTTACGATTGGCACAAAAGGTGCATCAATCAATGCATACTCTGGAACAGCAAATACCGGAGGCACAACATCTTTCGGTGCATACTGTACTGCAACTGGTGGTTCTGGTGGTTATTATGATTATTGGGGTGTTGCTCAAGATGGCGGAGATGGATTGGGTGCCACAGGAGATTTCAATATAACAGGACAATCATTCAAACCTGCTGGTTCATTGTTCTCTTATGGTCAAGGTGATCATCGGCCAGATGCAGCATCTATACCTGATGGAATGGTTCTGATAGAATACTAAAGGCAAATAAATGACAAAAGCAGCAAATCTAGCCAATTTAGCAAGTAATACAAATTTTGGTATTTTAAATATCTGGCGTGGTGGTACTGGTAGAGATGCCTATCATGCAAATGGTGCTTTGCACTTTACCACAGGCAACAATATTATACAAGTTGGAACATTACCAACAAATATTGGAGGAACAGGCCTGGCGTCTTTCAATGTCGGCGGTGCGATCTACGCTCTGACAACAGGCAGTTTGACATCCAACACACTTCCTGTCACTTCTGGAGGGACTGGCGGTTCAGAGTTAGCAAACAATTGTATTTTAATTGGCAGAGGCCTCAATCCGGTAGATACCATTGCTCCAGGATCACCAAATAATGTGATTGTTTCTGATGGTACAAAATGGTATTCGGCAAATGCCACAACCCGTGGCATTGGTATTATTCCAAGACCTGCAGCTGCTAATAATATCCTTGTAGATACTGGCAATGATTGGATCAGTTATCCATCTTACGGATTGTTTTTACATCCAGGCACAGCAAACAGCACATATGTTTCAAATGGAACAGCATGGATTTCTAGAACATATGATTATTTTGATTGGTACAATCAAGGATTATTTGGTTATCAACAAACATTAACTGATAGAACTGGTGTTAGAGCACTCGGCACATCGTATACAAATTCTACAAACAAACCAATGATTGTTAGTTTTGTTTGGGCATCAACAACAAGTGCTTCCGCAATAACTGTTACTGCTAACGTTGGTGCCGTAACTATTGCAAGTAATACCATAAGAAATTCTGGAGATAGACAATCAATATCATTTCTTGTCCCAGCATCAAATACATATTCTATAGTCACTAACAATGCTGGAAACACATCAGTAGTATCTTGGGCGGAGTATAACTAATGAAAGCTTTAATATCACCTAATGAAGTTGTTAAAGATCCTAGAGTACAAGAAAATCCACCAGTAATTGGAAAAAGAGTTGTTCAAGTTGTAGAAGATGGACAAGAATTTCCTGTTGGAGAACCTCTTTTCTGGATTGAATGTTTAAGTTCAACACATCCAGGCACATCTTACTATGATTCGGTTGAAGCGGTAGTAAAACCCTTTCCTCCAAAAACACAATAAATATTTGAGAAAATAAAGGAACTATTTTGAGTTACATCGGCGCAAAACCATTAATAGCAGAATATTACTACGATTCTTTTAGTGGAAACGGCGTATTAGATTCATTTGTGACAACAATTGAACCTGGTTCTCCTGTTTCAGCTATCGTTGTTATAGATGGAGCTGTTATCAGTCCAGAAGATTATTATTTCGATGGAACTTATATAAAATTTGCCACACCACCTGCAGCTGGCACAAGTAATATTCAAATAAGATACCTTGCTATTCCAGCTTCAGGCATCGCAGCACCAAAAACATTTAGACAAGTAGCTGAATATTATGCCACTTCTGGACAAACACTTTTTCCAGTTCAAAGGTATGATTTAGGTTATGTTGATGTTTATGTTAACGGTGTTCAATTAGGCAATCTAGATTATCAAGCTTCTGATGGTGAAAATATAATTCTTCAAATACCGGCCAGAGAAAATGATTTTGTAAGAATAGTAACAGCATATAACACATTATTAGCACGACAAGTTATTAATGCAACACCTGATTCGGTGTTAGTTGGTAATGGTTTAAATCCATTAAAAGAAGTAACACCTGGTGCTGCAAACAATATTCTGATGTATTCTGCCGTTAATGGTAATACATGGATATCACAAAGTTCTGTTTTCAATTATGCTGGTTATGTTTCGGGTGATGTTTTACCAACAACTGCCAATACTTATGATTTAGGTTCTGCAAATAGTCCTTTTCATTCTGTTTATGTTGGTCCCGGATCTGTTTATATTGGAAATGCAGCTATCAAATTAGTTGACGGTTCTATAAAAATTGACAATGCCGCATTACAAATTGGTGATCTCAATGTAACAGGAAATTTAATTGTTGAAGGCACCACAACAGAAATTCTAACTTCATCAATTACAGCCAATGACACATTGATGTATCTTGGTGCAAATAATTATTATTCAGACACACATGATATTGGATTTGTAAGTAACTATAATGATGGCGCAACAAATCGTCATGCTGGTTTTTTTAGAAAATCTGGAACTACAGATTTTTATGCATTTTATAATTATGAACCAGAAGTTGATTCAAATAATAATATTGACATTAATCATGCTTCTTTTAGATCAGCTAATATTAATGCAGGAAATATTTACGCATCAGGAAATCTTTTTTCAAATGGTGTAAATATTACAAATGTAACCAGTCAATTGATTACTGGTAACACACCACCAACAACAGTTGTTACTTATGTTAATAGTGCAATTATAACTGCATTATCTAATATTCCAGAACCATTAGGTGCAAATTCTGCTGTTCGTTTATCTGATCTTGTTTCTTTACCTTCTGATTTGTTTATCAATGTATTAGGTTCTCTTGATATTCAGCTGACTGCTACAAATGCATTAGATGGAAGTGTTACACAAGCAGGCGCACCATCATATATTTACAATCAAACTAATGCCAGCATCACCGGTCAAGCAAACACAATTGGCCAAAATTATAGCGTCATTAATTCTACATATAATACAACGGGTGGCGGTGGTTATAGAGCTATAATTACAATGCGTATAGATGTTGCCAATGCAGCCGGTCTATCAAATACACGATATATTGCTGGTAGAGTTGAAAATGAAGCAAATACAAGACCAGATTGGAAAGGCAATTACGATTTCCAAGCTTTCTCTGCATTGTTTAAAATATACGAAATTAACTTTTGGGATTATCCATGGTTGAGCGGTTCTTCACCAGGAAGTTCTACAAAAGGTACAGGCGCAACTATGGCATTTTATGTTAATATGACACCAGTTACAACAGATTTTACAAGTCCTTATTGGGGTCACTACAATATTGAATGTAATGTGTATGCAGTTGCTACATACCACAATGCAAATATTGGTGCCCGTTGGTTTGGACTTGCAACCAAGAAAAGAAACTTATATTTGAATTTAGGTTATAATCCATAATTGATTGAAAGTACATTATGAAAAATAGGATGTTTTCGTTGCCATACACACCTGGCATAATTGATGTTATTGAAGAATTACCAACAAAAAGAATTAATGACATATATTTCTCTGATAATGCATTTGGCTCAGCCAGAGCTTTATCACTTAAGCCTGAAAATTATTCAGAGCTTTATGAACTTAGAGAAAAATATGGTATCAAGTTACAATATTTAATTAATGGTAATTATTATTCGAATGAGTTTTATGAAGAATTAGATAAAGTTCTTGCTCACATAAAACAAGTTGATCCTGACATAGTTTGCATGAACAACACTTATGTAATGAGAGATCATCTTTTTATGAGCGCTCTCAGGAATGTGAGAAATGATGGTAAACCATTAGAAGTAAAGAATTCAGTTAATAACATACCAAGAACACTTAAAGATGTGATGTTTTTGGTTGAAGTTTTGTCTATTCGCAGTATTATTGTAGATCGTTCACTTAACCGTAATTTAGATGAGTTGAAAAAGATCCGAGAATATTGTAATAGTCTGAATATACCAATTACCATGTTGATAAATGAAGGTTGTATTGTGGATTGTTTGTGGAAGAATATAGATGACATGATGATTGCTCAAACCAATGAGAAATCAAATATGAAAGTCATCAATATTGTACACCAAAAGTTAGGTTGTACGGATTACTTTGAGGAAAAGCCTCAGCAATACTTAAAAACTGCTTTTACTCTACCAAATAATTTACAGAAGTTTGATGATTTAGTTGATATATATAAACTTGCTGGTCGTGGTGTTCCAATTGAAAAATGGCTTAAATTGACCAAAGCTTATATGTATGAAGATAGTAGTGCTCAATTAAAAGACCTATTTTCAACTAAACCGCCAAATATATTGATGAACACTTCTGCGGATGAATTGACTGATGTAGGATTTAATAAAGTTACAGAAAATTGTAAAAATGTTTGTGGTACAGAATGTACTTTATGTGATGATGTATTAATTAAATTGTTTCCAAGGTTAAAAAGGTAAAAAATGTCACAATTTGAACAAGTTACGGAAATTGCTGTTGAACAACAGTATGATCCAAGAAAAAATTATACTGTATATGTTAATCCAGAAAATAGACATATTACTGGTTTTGTTGGTTTCATTGTTCCTGTTGAAGGACTGAACGATGGTGCTGGATGGCCTTCATACCACCTTCAGAACTTAACAAAAGAAGAATATACTATGTTAAGTATGAGTATTAACAATAAAGAAATGATGGCTTTTTTAGATAATGACAATAGAACTGTGCATTTAAAACAATTACAGGTAGAATTGCTTGACCACACATATTATGACACAAACCTGAAGAAGATATATGGTGAAAACAATCGCATTACCTTGAAAGTTGGTGTTTATGATGAAAACCATAATATTTGTGAAGAAATTCAAAATATAAGAATTAAAAACAACACAACAGGTGACAATTCTGATACCATTTCTATCAATGGTCTAGGTGCATCTCAAAAATCAACATATGTGGTAAATGGTGCTACTTGTACTTTTGATCTACTAAGAGAAGGACCAGCTGCTTTGTCAATTAAAGCAACCGTACCAGGTGTCGATTACTTGTGGTTAAATGTTTTTCCACAGTTATTATGTTTGAATGAAGAACATTTGGCAAATCTTCATTCCTGGATAGAAACTCAAGAAACCTAAAATTTCGAAAATTTTCGTTCCGGCCCAAAAAAACTCCGGACGCTTTCCTGGTCTTAAAAAAGCGATTTTACTCCTGGCGTCCTAATGGCAACTAAATAGTCCAGAAGGTTTTTTTAATGAGGAAACAATGCCAGCTGCATACTCCAACCTATTCGCCGAACAAGGCTCGACTTTTACAATAACAATAACGGTCGATGACGCCTACAATCAAAATTATGACTTGACTGGTTATACAGCAAATAGCCAGATTCGTAAGTCATATTACTCTGCAAACGCAACAGCAACCTTTTCGACATCTATAAATGTGTCTGAAGGTACCATTACACTTACACTACCTGCAACTGTGACAGCAAATATTGCTCCTGGTCGTTATGTTTATGACACTATCATTAGAGAAAGTGCAAATAATACAACAACTAGGATCTTGGAGGGAATCTTTGAGGTTTCTCCAGCTGTCACAAGGTAGAAAATGTCATCAAACATTCGTGTCAAAATCACACCAACTAGTTTATCTACCGTAAAAGTAGAAGTTAAAGATACCAAGGCAAAGGTATCTACCATATCATATGGCAGTAGAACATTGAAATCTCTGACTGATATGGACACAACTCAACTGGCCAATAATTCCGTAATTGTATACAATGCAAACACAGGTAAGTTTGAAACCATTCCTGTGTCAACATTCTTGTCACAGATTAGTGGCACGGATTCTGGAAGATACTAATGGCCGATCAGATTCTTCGTTCATATAGTAATACAGCACCAGCTTTTCTAGAAGATGGCCAGTTAGCTTATTCTTTTGTATCCAATACACTATACATTGGTAAATCTGTAAATGGTGTCAATTCTGTTGTTGAGATTATTGATTCTGATATATCCAGAGATTTACAGATAGTATTCAATGCAGCCAATAATGCACAAAATACTGCAACTCTAGCTTCAGTTAACACAGTAACATTAAAAGTAGAAGTTGATGCAGTTGAAGCCAATATAGGTTATCTTTTTGGCATACAAACAACTCAAAATAATAGCATTACTTTTGCCAGCAACAAAGCAAATTCTGCATACGATTTGGCCAATGCAGCCAACATTCTTGCAACTTCGGCTGCAGCCAATGGAATATCTGCAAATGTAGCCGCACAAGCCGCACTATCTATTGCAAATGCAGCTAACACAGTTGCATATTCTGCATCAGCCAACACAGTAACATTACAACCTCTGGTGTCTGGTGCAGTATCAGACATAACTGTTCTGTATGGCATCGATGCAACACAGAACACCAGACTAGGTCATGTAGAACTAGCCGCAGCCAATGCTTATACACAAGCAAATACTGCAAATACGATTGCATACTCTGCTTCAGCCAATACTATTGCACTTCAGCCATCTGTTGCATCTGCATTTGATAAGGCTAATACCGCATCGGCAAATACATTGTACTTACAAGGTGGTTTAGACCGTGCGAATGTCAACATAGAAAGATTAAACAATCTAAATGACTGGCAGAACACTCAGATAAGCCAAACTAGTACCAGATTAGATGCAGCTTTCACCAAAGCAAATTCCACATCTTCAATTTCTCAAGCATCTTTCAATCAAGCCAATAGTGCAGCCAATTTGGCAAACTATTTACAAGGTGCATTGAATACGGCTAATGCAAATATTGATGTTGTTTCATTAATAAATATTTCACAAAACACCCGTGTAACTGGTCTATCAGACAGATTAGATGCGGCCTATGCAGCAGCCAATACTGCACAAACAATATCTCAACTGGCATTTAATGCAGCCAATGCAACAAATGTATCTGCAAATATTTCTTACTTGCAAGGTGCGATCAATGCTGCAAATGCAAATATTTCTATATTGTTTGCTACTAATACCACACAAAACAATAATATTAATGCAGTATCATCTAGAGTATCTACAGTATTTGACCGTGCCAACGATGCGTTCCTTCTTGCTTTTGGTGCAGACAATACCGCTATAGATGCTTCTTTAAAAGGTCAGTATTTACAAGGTGCATTAAACACAGCCAATTCTTCTATATCATATCAAGCTGGCGTTAATACAACACAGAATACCAGAATATCAGCAATTGATAATTATTCACAGTCGGCATACGCAAGAGCAAACTCTACAATAACATATTCACAATTAGCTTTTGGACAAGCTAATACTGCACTTACAGAAGCATTTGAAGCTCAAGCACAAAATATTATACAAGATGATGAAATTCTTCATATAAGAGGTATAGCACAAGCCGCATATGATTATGCAAACAATTACACATATAATCCAGCTGCTTTCAATAAAGCAAATGCAGCCACAGATTCAGCACAATCAGCATTTAATAAAGCCAACTCTGCAAATTCATTAGCGCAAGCCGCTTTCAATAAAGCAAATGGCGTAACAACAATTACAGGAAATAATACTTGGGTTCAATATAACAATAATGGTATTTTTGGTAGTTCTGCAAATTTAAGATTTGATTCTTCAACAAATACATTATTTGTTCCAAATATTAATGTTGGTTCAGGAATGCTCAACATTGATGGAAGTATTGAACTTGATGGTGATATATCTCCAAAGGTACTAGGCCAAAATTTAGGTGACATATCACATCATTGGTATAATCTTTATATTGATGGTGGAATATATGCTGATGGTTCTTTTGGTCAAATGGGCCAAATTCTATCGACAGATGGTTTTGGAACATTAAGATGGGTTGATGCAAATAATATTGTTGTTTCTTCTGGTGCATTGGCAAACGTTGATGTTACTGTTTATAATGTTGACCCTTGGGCTCGATCAAGAGTAAATGCAACAAGTATAACAGCAAATTCGGCACTTAATATTGCACAAGCTGCATATGCAAAATCAAATAGTGTTTATCAAATAGATACTGTTGCACGAACAGACATTGCTTATCTAACTAATTATTCTCAAGCAAGTTTTTCAAAATCTAATGATGCAACAATATTAGCTCAAGCAGCATTTGACAAAGCTAATTCCGCTAATGTTACCATATCTTCTACAGATAGTTACGCAAGATCAAAAGCTAATGGTGCTTATGATAGAGCAAACTCTGCAATAACTTATACTGATTTGGTATTCAGCAGAACTAATTCTGCATTTTCTCATGCACAGGCTGCGTTTAATAAAGCCAATACTGTACAAGTAACGGCACAATTAGCTTTTGATAAAGCCAATTCTCAACAATCAGCAATTAATTCCGCTTTCAATAAAGCAAATCTTGCAATCTCTACAGTAGAGTCTTTTGCAGGCACCATTAATGATATCAATAGTCAGATACAATATCAATCTAATGTTGATGGTACACAGAATAATAGAATCTCACAAGCATTAGCCTTAGCTCAACAAGCAATTGATGCCACTTTACCAAACAATGTTGATCAGTATGCAAGAAATACTGCAAACTCATCCTTTAACTATGCGGCCGCAGCTTTTGATAGTGCAAATGTGGCATACGGTTATGCTGCACAAGCCTTAATTGATGCAACAACAGCATTAAGTCAGACTACAAATGCTGTTCAAAGACCAGGTGATACAATGACCGGAACATTGAGAATAGCTGGTGGTTTTCCATCTGTAAATACAAATTCTGGAGATTTAATACTCGCTGGTGGAGCTGGTGTGGCTGGTGCAATTTTCGCAGGATCATTATATTCCACAGATTATGGTGGCATAATTGATGCAGGGACTTTTTAATAAATACCATAGAATCTATGCAAGGATAGAAAATGGCCAATACAAGAATTCAGATAAAACGATCACTAGTCACTAGTACACCCACATCTTTATCACCTGGTGAACTGGCGTATTCCTATGCTTCAAATACCTTGTTTATTGGTACTACCGGTGGTGGTCCAATAGCGATTGGTGGTACTTCTATAGCAGACATTGGAACGGCAACAGCTGCAAATGCATTTAATACATTAGTTAAAAGAGATGCAAATGGTGCATTTTATGGTAGATTATATGGTAATTCAAACACCGCAACTGCATTAGAAACAGGCAGAAACTTCTCCATAGGTGGTGAAGTTATTGCATCAGCTGTATCATTTGATGGTACAGGAGCCGTAGCACTTTCTGCAAATCTTTCAAATGTAACAACCGCAGGAACATTTGGTTCTGGCACATCGATTCCAACAATTACTGTTGCTGCAAATGGTCGTATTACAAGTGTTACAACAAATCCAATTTCAACATCCTTTACTTTGAATGGTGACTCAGGAACAAGTGAAGTTTCTGGCGGCGATACACTTACTGTAATTGGTGGTGAAGGTATTACAAGTAATGTTGGTCTTGATAATGTAACATTAAGTGTTGATAATACCGTTGTTCGTGCAAACACTTCAGGTGGCGAACAGATAATCAATACTAGTTTAAGAATTGCCGCAGATAAAGATTTAGTTGTTACTGGTAACTTAACCGTATTGGGTAACTCAACAGTAATTGAAACAAGTACATTAAGACTTGAAGATTCATTAATATTTTTAGCTGGCAATAATTATACTACTGACACAGTAGACATTGGCTTTATTGCTCACCATGGTGGCATAGGAGTAAATTCACATACTGGTTTCTTTAGAAGTGCCACAAACCAAGAATATTATGTATTTGCTGACTATGATCCAGAAATAAATTCAAATAATACAATTGACACTTCACACGCTACTTTTGCAAAGGCAAATGTCAATGCCAATTACTTCAAAGGTAATGTAATTGCAACAACAATTTCTTCTGGTTCTTTAGCTTTAAGCACAGCACTACCTGTAGGGTCTGGTGGTACAGGAACAAATACATTTTCAGCTGGACAAATTGTTATTGGTGATGGAACTAATGCATTAAAGTCTTTAGCCAATTCTTTATTCACACTAACAGGACCAACTTTAGGAAATAACAGAACAATATCGGCATTAACAGTTGATGATTATGGTAGAGCTACATCCGCAACTGTAGAAAATATTGCAATTGACACCTCTCAATTAATTTCTGGTGTTCTTCCTTATGCTCGTGGTGGTACCGGTTCTTCTTCTTATACTACAGGTGGTATATTAATTGCTGGCGCAGAAGGATTTTCTTCTCTTGCAAACACAACTTATACACTAACAGGTTCTCTTGCCACAAACAATACAATAACTTCTGTAACTGTTGATGCTTATGGTAGATTAACTGCTGCAACAGGTTCAGCAATATCAGGTTTAACAGTTCCACAAGGTGGTACAGGATTTGCATCTGCAACTACAAAAGGTATCATATATGGAAATGGAACAGGAGCATTACAAGTTACAGCAGCTGCAGGAGCTGAAGGCGCTGATCAAGATTGGTCAAGTCAAATATTAACCGTAAATTCTTCTGGAACTCCTGTTTGGTCCACAACATTAGAGGGTGGAACATTCTAATATATAATTGTTTAATGAATAGGAGTTTGTTATGGAAAATGATAAGTATATTAATTATTACATTGATATTTTGGCTAGTACTTTAAATGATGCTTTGTTGAGAAATATATCATTACAAGCTAACGAAAGAATTAGCAAAGAAGTAATTGAAACATATGAATTTCAGTTAAAAAACTTTGATGAAGAACTTCAAACACTAAAAACAAATAAAAACAATTTTGAAACTCAAGAAATAAAATCTTTAAAAGATGCTGTTAATGAGTTAACAAAAAAACTTGAAGCTATCAAAGATAAAGAAACTGAATATGATAAAACAAAACATCAAGTAGAACATATTAAAACTTTTAGGTCTGAATTATCTAAAGCACAAAAGACCATTGAAGAAAAGAATGAAGTTATTGCCAAATTAAATAAAAAAATTGAATATTTACAATTAACTCCTGCTCAAAGACGTAAAGTTGATTCTCCAAAAGCAAAAGAAGTTGTTGAAGAATCATCTATAAATAAAGAAAATACGAAAGATGGTGGAAGTTTTTAGTAAATGGCAAATACAAAAATCCGTTTAAAAAGCTCTGGCGTAACAGGAAATATACCGTCAAGTCTACAGTTTGGAGAATTAGCTCTTAACTATGCTGACGGTAAATTATTTTTTAAGAGAGCTAATAATCAAATATCATCATTTGATCTGGATCTGGTTGGCATACAACCAGACTCTTTTGCCACAATCAATTCAAACTCAACATTAATACTTGCAACTTCACCAACGGATACTTTAAGTATTGTTGCAGGTAATAATGTAAGCATCTCAACAAACTCATCATCAAAAACAATAACTATCAATGCTCTTTCTGATGATATAGATCAGATTGTAAGAGACATTGCAAATACAATTGCAGCCAATACTGTTTATACACAAGGTGTTGATGCGGCACAAAATACAAGAATCAATGCGGCATTTGCTGCAGCCAATGTTGGTAATACATTTGTAAGTTCTGGCGGCACAGTTACAGGAAATGTTACTATAACTGGTACTTTAACTGTAGGTGATGATTTCATAATTGAAGGTAACACCACATATACAAATACCAACAGTTTACAGATTGATAATCCAATAATATTTTTAGCAAACAACAATGTTTTAGGTGATACTTTTGATATTGGATTTGTTGGACTCTATAATAATGGTGCAAATTCTTATACTGGTTTGTTTAGAGATCCAAATCTAGATGAATATTTTCTATTCAGAGATTACACACAAACAGTTCAAGCAAATACATTAATTAATATTAATGATGCGTCTTTTATAAAAGCCAATTTAATTGCTGGTTACATTAAAGCAAATTTAATTTCTGAAACGGCAACTGTTGCTGGCGTAAATATATTAGATTTTCTGAATCAAATTTCTTCTAATACCGTTTACAATCGGGGTGTAGATCTACATCAAAATAATGTAATACAAACCGTATTTTCTGTTGCAAATACAGCATCGGCTAATACTGTTTATACACAAGGCGTAGATGCATATCAAAACAATATAATATCTTCCACAACAACAAGATTAAATGCTGCTTTTGCTGCGGCGAATGTAGGCAATAATTTTGTTAACAATGGTGGCACCATTAACGGTGATGTTTCAATAACGGAAAATTTGACTGTAACAGGAAATTTAACAGTTCTTGGTACCGAAGTAACTTTAAATACAGCAAGTATAGACATCGATGCATCACTATTACTTCTTGCAAACAACAATACATTAAGTGATGCTATAGATTTTGGTTTTGTTGGAACATATAATGATGGTACAGTTCGTAAAGCAGGATTATTTAGAGATCCAAATTTAAAAGAATTTTTATTTTTTGATGGTTACACACCAGGTGTAACTTCTAATTCTTTAATTGATTTGAACGACAGTAGTTTTAGTCGTGCAAATATTCAAGCAGATTATTTTAAAGGCAATTTAATTGCAACATCTGTCATTGTAAATGGTATCGATTTAACCGATAAATTAAATTCTCTAACATCTAACACCATCTATACTCAAGGTGTTGATACATGGCAAAATACCAGAATTGCAGCAGTAGATTCATATGCTGATGGTGCATACACTCAAGCAATTGCAGCGAATAATTTAGCACAGTCTGCATTTAATAAAGCCAATAATGCAATAGATCAGTACTCTAGAGATACAGCCAACTCTGCTTCTTCAAATACCGTTTACACTCAAGGTGTAGATGCGACACAGAATACTAGGATTACAGCAGTAGATTCATATGCAGGCGGTGCTTATACACAGGCCAATGCTGCAAACAATTTGGCACAATCTGCTTTCAATAAAGCAAATACAAATGCAGCTGATATTGCCGTAATACAAGGTGTAGACACCACACAAAACACCAGAATACAAGCTGCATTTGATAAGGCAAATAATGCCAGTCCAATGCTCAAAGTTGCTTCTATAGACAGTTCAAATGTTTATAGTAATATTGTTTCTAATGTTTCTACAATTGCATTTGATACATTTACTGGTTTCCATGTCTATGATATGGGAGAAGGTAATGTAAAGATTTCTTTAGGCAGTACATTCTCAACATGGAATGTTGTTGGTCAAGGTGATCTTAATGCGGTTGGTGATGATATTATCCGTATCAATGGTGCAAATGGTATTGTAATAACAACCAATCCGTCTGATACACCATATAAGAGCATCACATTTAATGGTAAAACAATATTTGATAAAGCCAATTCTGCTTACAACATGGCAGAAGCCGCTGATATATTGGCATCAAAATTAGCAGAAGTCAATATAACACAAAATACCTATATTCAGGCATCATTTGATAAAGCAAACTCTGCTAATGTACTAGCACAAGCCGCATTTAATAAAGCAAATACTGGTGGTGAATATGCAATTGACAACGTTGCTAGATTAACAGCCAACTCAGCAAGTGCAAACACAATTTATACTCAAGGTGTAGATACTTGGCAAAATACCAGAATTATAGCCATAAATTCTTACGCTAATAGTTCATATGCTCAGGCAAATTTGGCATATGCGGTTGCATCCGATGCTTTATCTGTTTGGTCTCCAACTGCAACGCTTGCTCAAAATGCTTATGACAAAGCCAACTCTGCAAATTCATTAGCGCAAGCTGCTTTTAATGCTGCAAATAATATTAATGTAGGTTCTTCTGTTGATCAATATGCCAGAAATACAGCAAACTCAGCATCGTCCAACACAATCATAATTCAAGGTGTCGATAACACTCAGAATACCAGATTAGATGCAATTAATAATTATTCCTTTGGTGCATATGCTCAGGCCAATTCTGCAAATGTTCTTGCACAAGCTTCATTCAATACTGCCAATACAAAATTAAATTCTTCTGGTGGTACAATCTCAGGTGACTTAACAGTTACAGGAAATTTATTTGTTTCTGGAAACACAACAACTTATACTTCAAATAATGTTGTTATCAATGATCCTATTATTCTTCTTGCAAACAATAACACAGGTAATGCACTCGATATTGGTTTTGTTGCACATTATATAGAAAGTGATACTCTTAAACATACCGGTCTCATTAAAGATGTTTCTACAAATACTTGGTATTTGTTAGATAATTATACGCCAGAAATTCAAGGTACTAATCTATTAGATCCAAATCATGCATCACTTAGAATTTCAACATTAAAAGCTAATTTAATTAGTAATTCTGTTTTCATTAATGGTTATGATGTATTAGCTTATACTCAAGCTGCATTTAATCAAGCAAATACTGGTGGTGGAGGTGGTGTAGTATCTCTTGGTGGTTTTGCACCTAATAATGTACTGACGGTTAATTCTGCTGGATATATTGCCAACAATGCCAATCTAAATTATTATACATCTAATAATACACTAGTAGTTACGGGTAATGTTGTTGGTGGAGGCATCAGATCAACCAGTTCTGCTACTGCACCATTGAATCCTGTTGTTGGTGATATATGGTATAAAACAACCACAGATGTTATGTATCGTTATACATCGGATGGTACAAATGCATACTGGTTAGACATTACAGGATCTTCTGTAAGATTAGATACTGGTATAATTAGTGCAGGTGGTATAAAGGTAACAGACACATTTATTGCAACTGCAAATCAGACTACATTTACAACTAGCCAAGGTTATGATGTAAATGCTTTAGATGTTTACTACAACGGTGTTAAATTAATTAAAGATAGCGACTATACTGCTTCTGACGGTTTAACGGTAGTATTAACATCACCAGCAACTGCATATGCTACTATACAATTAGTTGCTTGGTCATCACCTATAAATATATTAAGTTCATTTTTGTTGATGGGTGCTTAAAGGATAACAAATGGGAATTTCATACAAAGTTTTAGGACAAATAAATCCAACTGCTAATGTGGCTAACACAATATATACTGTACCTAGTGCAACTTCAGCCGTGGTCAGTACAGTAACCATATGCAATCTTTCAAGTTCATCTGGTGCCTTTAGTGTGGCAGTTAGGCCAAGCGGAGAAACATTAGCTAACAAACACTACATTGCATACAATACAACTGTACCAGCAAATGATATGGTTGCTATGACTCTTGGTATAACACTTGCAAACTCAGATGTTTTAACCTGTAATTCATCTTCAAATAATATTAGTTTTAGTGCGTTTGGTAGTGAGATTAATTAATGTCATTAAAAACAGCAAGCCAGAATCGTGTTTCCAATTTTACATTCACCAATAGCAGAACAGGTGGTGGAGGTATTGGTGCTGGCTCTGTAGCAATTACATCAATTATTGTTACTGATAGTAATTTTAATAATTTAGATGATACTGCTGTAGCAACAACTAATTCATATATAAAGATTGTTGGAACAGGTTTTAATTCTTCTGCAAATGTATTTGTTTCTGGTTCAAAAGTTGTTTCGGCAAATGTAACATATGTAAACTCAACAGAGCTTCGTGTTGCATTACCAACTGCATCTGGACTTGGTAACACAAACATATTTGTTTTTAATCCTGATAATTCAGGTGCAATTTGGGCACCAGGTTTATTAGTAAGTGGTACTCCAGATTTTACTCAAACATCTTATGTCACAACAACACCATTAACGGTTTCTGTTCAACTTGTTGGAACAGGTGACGCACCATTGACTTATGAATTGCAATCTGGTAGTACATTACCTGCCGGATTATCTTTATCTTCTTCAGGATTAATATCTGGTTCAACCGTAGACGGAATTTATCAATTTACAGTTATTATTTCTGATGCACAATTACAATCTTTTCAGTTTCTAATTACATTAACTGTAACTTCTACAGATGAATACTTCAACAGAACAGTATTAGCAATTAATGGAGATAGTAATAGTTTTGTTACAGATGTATCTCCAAATGGTTTTTCTGCAACTATTAGTGGTGATACCAAACCTCACACCTTTAGTCCATACGATACAAATTGGAGTAATTATTTTGATGGTACGGGAGATTATCTTATTACCACTGGTGGCGTAACTAATGCAGGAACAGGTGATGTTTGTGTAGAAGCATGGGTGTATTACACAGGCACATTCTCTGATTACTCATTTATTTTTGATAGTCGTAGTGGAAGTTCTCCATTCACAGATGGATTTAATATCTCTATAAACATCACAAACGGTTATTTTTACTTGGGACAAGACGTCCAAAACTTAATGACAAGTATTGTTTGCACTAAAAACACTTGGTTTCACGTTTGTGCTACAAGACAGAGTGGAGTGTTTAGGTTGTTTGTTAATGGCGTATTGGGTGGTACTTTCACATCATCTTCAAATCTTTCAAGCACAACAAATAGAGTAGGTGCTAGTTACGGAAACGTATATTTTTGGAATGGAAACATTTCAAACCTTCGGTCGGTAAAGGGTTCGGTTCCAGCCGCGTACCAAACATCAAGCACAACTGTTGGCGCAACCATATTTTTGCCACCCACGGCACCGTTAACCAACATAACTAACACCTCGTTGCTGACCTGTCAATCAAATCGTTTGATTGACAATTCTACTAATGCTTTTACTATAACTAAAAACGGTGATGTTAAAGTTTTAACATTTGGTCCTTTTACAGAAACAGATACTACAACAGGATCAGGTTTCTTTGATGGTTCTGGTGATTATATAACTATTGCGGACAATGCTGCTTTAGAACCTAGCAATCTAGATTGGACAATAGAGGCATGGATATATCCAACATCTAATGCAAGTAATACATATTATGCGTGGTTTAGTAAAAATGGAACAGGTTATGGTGCCTTTTACTTTGCTCAACGCAATCTTGGATTTTATATCTTTTTAAGTTATACTGGATCAGCTTGGGATGTACATGGCGTAAATAGTAATTATTCATGTGGTACAATGACATTGAACGCATGGAATCACGTTGCAATAACAAGATCTGGACAAACTGTAAGAGGATTTTTAAATGGTGTTCTAGGAACAACTATAACATTATCAAGTGCAGGTGTGTCTTTAGTTGATCAGGCTAATCCTTTAATGCTTGGAGCACAAAGCAACGGAGGAGAACCAGTAGCAGGTTATATGTCTAATTTTAGATATGTTAGAGGTACTTCTCTTTACACATCAAATTTTACTCCTCCCACATCTCAATTAACAGCCGTTGCAAATACTGCGGTGTTAACATTACAAAATTTTCAATCAATTAATAACCATACATTTATTGATGAATCTGCGTTAAGAAATAATGTAACACGAAATGGTAATCCTTCAATGGGATCATTTTCTCCGTTTAGTCCAGCAAGATGGAGTAATTTCTTTGATGGATCTGGAGATACATTAACCTTATCTAGAACAGTTCTAACAGATTTAAGCGCTGCCAGTGCTTGGACAATAGAATTTTGGGCATTTAAAACAGCTACTTCTGCCGCAGCATATAGTCTGATTATGTCTACTGACGCAAGTGGAAATAGTAACGGATCAGTTTTCTCATTAAATAATACAAATTTTGTGGTTGGTGGTCAAGGTCATGCAGGATTCCCGCAATTAAGCACGCCAGCTAATTCAACTTCAGTTAACAGATGGCATCATATTGCAATAGTTAAAAACTCTGGAACTCTAAAGATATACATCGATGGGGTTGAGAGAGCTTCAAATACACAGTCTACTACTTTTCCGAACGTCGCAGATTTAATGCTTGGTAATAGAAGCAGTGCAGATCTTCCTTTTACTGGGTATATTAGTAATTTACGTGTTGTAAATGGAACTGCTGTTTATACATCTGCATTTACTCCACCAACTTCTGAATTAACAGCGATTGCAAATACATCTTTGTTGATGTGCCAATCTAATAGATTTAAAGATTATTCTAGTAATAATTTTACTATTACTAGAAACGGTGATACTAAAGTTGTTAATTTTTCTCCATTTAAGCCAACCGATGTATATTCTTTGGCAACACATGGTGGATCTGCATACTTTGATGGATCAGATTACTTACAGACAAATAGTACAGATAGTGGATTAATAACAACTGGACCTTTTACTATAGAACTGTGGATATATCCTCTATCATTAAACACCAATATAATGTCAAGATTTTATTGGCAAACTGGAGACAATGGAGGTTGGTTTTTAAACATCAACACCAGTGGTTTTATAGGATTTAGTTACTCTACTGGTGTATGGAATTCCCATGGTGGAACAACTGCTACATCTAATCCAATAAAAATTAATGAATGGAGTCACATAGCAATAACAAGAGATTCAAGCAATACGCTTAGAATTTTTGTCAATGGACTTTCTTCTGTAACTCCAATAACATTAGCACAAAGTTTGGACACATATAGAGTTCAACAATCATCATTACAACCAAGAACATTTAAAGTCGCTGTTGGTGGTCCATATGATGGAGCATTAAGTGGTTATTACACAGGATATATTTCATCAGTTAAAATACAAACTGGTGTTGCAAAATACACTGCTGACTTCACCCCAGCACTTCAAACATTTCCAAATGACTCTGGTATTAATTATCTATCTAATATGAACACTATGGGAATAGTTGATATAACTTCTCGCAATGTTATGGAAACTGTTGGTAATGTTAGTTTAAATTCCACTAAAAAATTTGGCACAGGTTCATTAACATTTGATGGTTCTGGAGATTATATTTTTAGTCGAGCTTTAGATATTTTTACATTATCAGGAGATTTTACTATTGAAGGGTGGGCTTATTTGAATGCTACTGGTAATTACAGACTTTGTACTTTAGGAGATTCTGTTGGTGCTTCTGGTATTGAAATATATGTATCAGGAGGTAATTGGACAGTATATAGTAGTGGCGCAATAAGAATAACAGGAGCAGCTGCTACAAGACAAACTTGGATTCATATTGCTGTAGTAAGATCTGGATCTACTGTAACACTATATGTAAACGGTACAGCCTCTGGTAGCACATGGTCTTCTTCATCTACATTTAGCGGTGCTTGTTATATTGGCGCAGAATTTTACAATGGATCTGTTACAGCAGACACCAATGGTTATATTGATGATCTCCGTATCACTAGATTTGCTAGATATACTGCAAACTTTACTGCACCAACATTAACATTTTTAACACAATAAAAGAGAAAAACTATGGTTAGTCGAGCAAGAGATTTGGCAGATTTAATTAAAGCAAATTCTTCTATTAGTGTACCTAGTGGAAATACTGCACAACGACCAACAGGTGTACCTAATTATTTTCGTTACAATACACAAACTTCTGGTTTTGAAGGATTTACAACTGATTGGGGTGCAATTGCAGGTACCAGCAATGAAATTGGTGTTGGAATGTCTTTGTACTCTAATGTTTCTTCTTTTCCTGCATCTGCTAATGTAGGCCAACAAGCTTTTGCAACAGATACAAGTAGCGTTTATATTTGGAATGGTACAGTTTGGTATCTAATATCTACTGCTACAACACCAACTGGTGCACCAGCAATAACAATAGGACCAAATTCTTCTTATCGTTTATCGACAGATGGAACACCAACAGTCATTACTCTAACTGCTGTTGATCCAGAAGGTTCAAATGTTATATGGAGTTACGCAGTCACCGGTGGTTCATTAGCAAACACAGCAACAATATCACAACTTAATAATGTATTTACAATTACACCATCAACAGAAGCAAACAATGCTGGTGTATTTGTTGTTACATTTACTGCATCAGACGGATCTAATATATCAATTGCAAGAACAACAATAAGATTAAGTTTTGTTCTTTTAGATTATGCGGTTGGTTTTAGACTGACAGGACAATCAACTGTGCCTTTTATAAGCGGTTCTCAAGCAAATGCACAATTTGGAAGAAGAATTACTGCACACAATGGAAAATTAGCAATAACAGGTTTATCTCAACACGCAAATTCTTTTGTATCAGTTGCTAATTATACTTATGGCGTTACTGTAGCTCCAAATACATCTATTTACATATATGAAACATCAGATTATGGAAATCCAACTTTTTTATATAAAATTGGTCTTCCTTCTGGTGTTAGCGTATGGCCAGTTATTGGTCCGGGCACGCCCGTGGGAGGATATCAACGTGGTATTTATTGGGGATTAGGTATAGGTGGAATAATGCTTTCCTATAATACATTAATATCTTCAGTAAATTATTTGATTGGCCAATATTCTGATGGATCTGGTGCTATATATTATGGAAAATCTTTTTTGGTTTTTCAAAAAAATAGTGCAAATAATGATTGGTCACAAACACAGTATATGTATGTACCACAATCAACATACACATATGAAGCATATAGTACTGTATTAAATGAATCTTGTCCAATGTCTGTAAGTAATGACGGTTTAATTATGCTTATTGGAAATTCTTCTGCCGTTTCTATCTACAGAAGAGCGAATACAAATGCAAATACTTGGTCTCACGTATCAACATTGAGTAGTGGCAATATAGGTAGTTCAACCAATGCTAGTGGTGTTGCAAGCGGTGGATCATTGCATTTTAAAGGTGCAAAGATATCTAATACAGGAAAACACATTGCGTTATATTCAAATGAGAATGATACAACTACACCATCGGTAACTGATGGTGGTAGAATTATAATATTAACTAACAGTAATCCAACAACAAATGGAACAAGTTGGACAAAAACATTTGATCGTTCACCTGTAACAGGAAATTCTACAACAATATCAGTTCAAGTTTCTTGTCATGAAGATGAAGAAGATATTTTTTATGGACTTTATCAAAGATCCAACTCATCACTTAGTACATTAGAGATGTTAAAATATGATAATTTTTCAGGTACATGGACTTTAAAACAATATGATTCTTATGGTGGTAAAATATTAAGTAGTAGTATTTCAACACCAGGATCTTTAAATTATTTTTCTGCATTTCCTCCTGCTAGTGGGTATTCAAATGTTGCTTTTGGATCTATTAGAGCAGAATCACATACAGGTTTACCATCATTTGTTGTTATCAGAGGAGAAAATGGAGATATTTCTTCAACATCAAATACTTCTTTTGTAAGTACTGCAAATAGTTATTGGATAACTCCTCATTTATTACCAAACCAAGCAGTAGAATCAATTGCTGGCCAAGATCCAAGTCTTATCCAAGATGTCACAACGGGTGAAGTGTATGTATCTTTACCAAATGCAAATTATCCTGATGCAAATTCAGGAATAGTTTTAAAATATACACCGGCATTTGCAAATGGTGCGGTAGATTACATACAATCCTATGAAAAAATTGTTGTAGGAAATACTGCTAGCGGTAATGTTACAGTAGTTGTTCCATATGGCATAAGATATCTACATGGAGTTTGTGTTGGTGCTGGTGGTACAGGTGTTACTGTTGGTCCACCACATCAATATGGAGGTGGAGGAGCATTGAAATGGGTTTCAAATTATCCAGTAAATCAAGGTGATATTATAACATTAAGAGCCGGTGTTTCACAAAATACTCCTGGTGTATATGCAAATAGTAACTCTAGTATTTACATAAATGGCCAAAGAATTATTGAAGCTGGAGGCGGTTCATCAAATATGCTTGGAGGCCGAGCTTTAACTGGAGTTATGCCTGTTGGTGCTATAACAAGCGGCGGCAACGGAGGAGGAGGATCAGGACAATATGGTTACGGTGGCGCCGGAGGTTATAATGGTGATGGAGGAACTTATGGTGGTGCTGGCCCTACTGGTGGTGCTGGATCATCAGGAATATATTATTCAACTGGTGGTGGCGTTGCTTTATATGGTATATCAAATACTGGAGATTCAGGTGGAGTAAAAGATGGTAGTGTAGCTAATATACCAAGTCCATATAATGTTACTTTTGGATATGGAGCGAATATCATCGAATCTAATCAAGTTGGCGGAACAGGTGCAGTAAGACTTTTACTAGGAGATTCTTTTGTGTTTGCAAATACTGCTGCAAATACAAGTGTTTTTGTACGCCCAATTGGCTATTTGGGATCTGAATAAATACTATATTATACAAGGAGATTGTAAAGATGGCTCATTTTGCGAAAGTTACAAGTGGTACAGTAACACAAGTTATTGTTGCCGAAAATGATGGAAAATATTATAGATGGAATGAAGAAACGACCAGTTGGTCAGAAGTTGTAACATCAGAATAAAAAAATAAATGTCTTTTCCAAGTTCACCTACTAATGGCCAACAGGCCACACTAAATGGAATTCTATATGAATATTCAAGTTCGGAAGGAACTTGGACTAGGATAGGCACAACTATTTCTGGATCAATAGATAATGTTGCAAGAATTCTGGCAGCAACAGCAAGTGCAAATTCAATCTACACACAAGGTGTAGTTGCATCACAGAATACAAAAATTCAAGCTGCCTTTGATCAAGCTAATACTGCATCTTCAAATACAATCTATACACAAGGTGTTGATGTTTGGCAAAATACAAGAATCACATCTGTAGATTCTTTTGCACAGGCAGCTTATAATCAGGCAAATTCTGCTGCGGCCGCATCACCAGATCAAGTTGCTAGAGATACAGCCAATACTGCGGCATCAAATACAGTCATACTTCAAGGTGTTAATACTGCTCAAAATACCAGAATTACTTTTGTTGAAGGACATTCACAAGCAGCATTTACTCAAGCTAATCTTGCATTAGCCACAGGTATTGCAATACAAGATGAAGTTAATATAATTAAAAATGTTAACATCACTCAAAATACAAGAATACAAGCAGCTTTCGATAAAGCCAATACAGGTGGTGGAATAACATCTTTAGGTGGTTTTGCAGCCAATAATGTATTAACTGTAAATTCTGCCGGATATATTTCAAACACAGCCAATTTAAATTTCTACAATTCAAATAATACTTTAGTTGTTACAGGCAATGTTGTCGGTGGTGGTATAAGATCAACAACCTCAGAGAATCCTCCTGATAATCCAGTTATTGGTGATATATGGTATGAAACTGGTACAGATGTTATCTATCGTTACACAAATGATGGTGGTAGCAGTTATTGGATAGATGTTTCTGGTCCAGAATTTTCAGGTTCTTCACCTGCACACCGTTCAATTGCAGAATTTGTAGCTACTGCAAATCAAAATTCATTCTCTACAGTTTATAATGTTAATAGTGTTGATGTTCTTAGAAATGGTTTAAGATTACCTTCTACCGATTATGTTGCAAATAATGGTACTTCAATAATATTAGACACACCATGTAATGCAAATGATGTAGTAACAATAATTAATTTCTATACCACATCATTAAATGTTGTATTGACGGCAAATACAAGACCTTCTGGAATAGCAAACGGAACAATACTTTGGAATTCAGCAAATAATGTATTAGAAACTTATACAGGAATTGCATGGGCAACTCTTGCTTCACAAAATTATACCATTCAATATTTAATTGTTGCTGGCGGCGGAGGTGGTGGTCCCATTGGAGGAGGTGGTGGAGCAGGAGGATTAATTACTGGATCTTCTACAGTTTTTCCAAATGACACTTATACTTTTGTTATTGGTGCTGGTGGAAATTCAGGAACAAGTGCAACAAGAGCAACCAATGGTTCGAACACAACTGCTTTCTTAACAACCGCTTTAGGTGGCGGTGGCGGCGGTAATCATGTTCTTAATACCACTTCAAATGCTGGTTTATCTGGTGGTTCAGGTGGAGGTGGTGCAGATAATGGTGCTGTTGGTGGTTCCGGAACTGCTGGACAAGGCAACGCTGGAGGAACAG